AACTGTTGGCCTTTCGACCACGCTGACAACGTACCCGACTGGGATCACTGCCAGCACACTCATTATTAGCTGCTCGATATTGTCAAGCGATGCTGGGTTGCTGTTATAAGCAACTGCGACTGAAATAGTAAAATTGATTTTGCAATGCAGCGTCGTTTTGTTGATTGTCTCAAGCTCAAGGTAAGGCGTATCCGGCACAACTACTACGGCAGGCGGGATAATCGTTTCAGGCACGTAGCTGTAAACATTACCTGCCACACTTGCTAGGGCGGTTGCTAAAGGTGATCTTATGGCACTCAATATTGTCGATGCTGGCATTTATTGACACACTGTCTCAACATCTAGGTACGGCATAAGCAAGGTTGATACGCGGTTAGTCAAGCTGCGACCCATTCGGTAAGGCGTAGCGGTGAAGTCCACACCCTCGATCTGTCCACCGGCTGCAACGCGTGATTGAAATACCTCGACGCTGACTGCCAGGATAGCTGATTCAATTGCGTCATTATTTGCGTATATATCAGTGGCGGAATAGCCTGAAAGAGTCGCTGTGCCCGTTGGCACGATAGGACGCAAGGTAACATCTGCGTTTGTAATTGCAGCTGTAAAATAAAAATTGCCAAGTTGTGCATCAATTGATGTGTTTATATCAACGACTGTTACTGTCGCAGTAAATGGCGCAGGCAAGCCGGCCACGATAACTGATTGACCTGTTACAAAATAATGAGCGCGGGTTGTGTAATAAGTAGCGACGTTTGATGTCAGCTTGTATGCGTTTACGGCTGATGTGTTTGCCACAAGCATGGGCAAAATTACTGCCTCGCTAGTATTTATGATTGCATTTAAATAAGCATCGTCGTACAAGGATGAACTCACGCCCAGCACTGATCGCAACTGTGCTGCTGTGACTATGCTGGGCATGAGCTTACCTTTCGTTCGACTCGGCCAGCCCGGGAGCGAACTGGCCGATGATTAGTTATTTACTATGGATCAGGTCTTGTTTACGCCAAACGCACCCGCACCAATTTTGGTTGCGATTGCGCCATAGCCATACATTGCGACAAGAATTTCACCTGATGCAATTACATCGGCACGTAGCTGGAATTGCGGTGACTCGTACCATGTGTACGCTGTTGGGTTAATGATCATAATTGAATCATCTTTGTCTGTGTCATTTGCTGTTGGAACGTTTGCAGTGACGTATAGATCAAGTCCAAGAACGTTGCCGCGGATTGATGTTGGGCCTACAACGCCACCGGCGTTTGATGGCTGTGCTGCGGCGTAGATAGGACGGCCTGAATCGTTAAGTGTCATCAAGTTTGCCCATTGTGATGTGTTCATCAAAATGTTGCGAGCAAAGCCCTGTGTGTTTGTGTAAACGGATGCTGCGCCGCGTGATACAACACCAAGCAACTCTGTAGCTGTTGGATATGTTGTAATTGATGTTGAATCTGCTGTTGCGCCTGATGCAAGTGCTGTAAACACTGCCTTATCTGTTGCAGCTGCGTACGCTGCTGCCATGTTGTTCATCAATTCTGTGATGAATAGTGGTGATGAGCGGTCAAAGAGTTCTACAGAAAATTGCTGTTGTCCAGCATACTTTTTGACTGAAACTGTGACAAATGAGGAAGCCTGATCTGTGTTAGATGGGCCGCCTGCTTCTGATGTCTCTGCAACTGTTGGCAGTGTTGTAATTTTTGGAATTTCAAATGACATACCTGCGTCCGGTAGAACACCAGTGCTAATTGCATCGATGGCTGAACGTGTGTTATTTGCAAGTCCGTTAATGACTGTTGTGAGCTGGCGTGTAGGAATAAGTCCAGCGTTGTCTGTTGTATCAGCGGCAGCTGCAATATATGAGCGTGCTTCTTCTGATCCAAGTGCTGCCTTGATTGTCATTTCCAATTGCTTAGGTGCTGAAAAATCCAAACGTGGCTTTGTGTAAGCAACCCCTGTTGCGGCTGCTGTTACTGACTTTGCGGCTTCGACCGACTCTACGGCTTCCGCGGTTGTGACGGCGTTTTCCACTTCGTCTCCTTCTGTTGTTGGTTGGGCATCTGCATCCTCTGTTGTTGGTGCAGAATCTTCATCGCCTTCTGTAGCTGCTACGCGCTCGACGCGTGCTGCATCAAAGGCTGGGTTATGTGTGAGTGCAACGCCGACAAGCTGCGCTGCGCTAACGACCATTGTGCCATCTTCGTTATAAGCAAACTCTGTAGCTTCTGCCTCGACGCTAAATCCATCGCGCAGGCCATCCATAGCTTCGACAAGTGCATCATTGCCGGCTGATGTTTGGCTAATTTTAAATGTCGCTTCCATACCATCCTTGTACTTCTTCATGTCGATGCTGCGACCAATAGGACGCGCAGAATCATGTTCAAGGTTAAGTTTTACTGACGCAGGTTCGATTGATCCTGACTGAAATAAAACTTTGCCAGTCGATGCGTTTGCAACTACGTCAAATGCCACGATTTGACCAGTGATGGTGCGTGACTCTGAATCCGCAGCTGTGATTAGCATAGGTGTTGTGATTTTCATAGGAGCATGTCCTCATCTTCCCGGATTTCTTCGACTGACATTGCGCCAATACGATTTAGGATTTCGTAAACCTGCGCGCGCTCCAAAGGATTGCCGCGTAGGAAATCATCTACATCAAACTTGACATCTGTACCGGCTGGCACAAAGTCTGCAAAACTTAAACGCTGTTCTAAAACGGCCATGTAATTTCTAAAAGCAAAATCGACTAGGTCGCGCCTTTTGTCTAAGGCGTTACTGTAGGTAAATGTCGATTGTTGTGCATCGACAAAGTACGCAGGCAAGCCGCATGCGCGTGCTAATTCTAGCGCAACATAATTGCGTGCTTCGTTAAGCTGGATTGACTTAGGGTCAAAACCAAGTGTTTCAAGTGTTACATCTGCGTTTAAAAATGCTGTTGATTTGTTTGCACGTGCTGTACGCCATGAAGATAGCAATTTTGCAACGCGATCTGCCGGCAGCGATGTGCCGTTTGACTTTAATATCATTTGTGGCAGCGGCTCGACTGCAAAATTCATTGCAGCTTTTTCTAGCGCAGCTGCGGCCTTTACTGTACGGCCAGCGCGTGCAAGTAAACCTTCTGACTGGCCTGCAAATACAACTAGATTATTAAAATCAACATAAACGCCATCGATAAGATAAGCAGTAACTTCTGTGCCATTGGAATTTGTTTGAAAAGTTATGCGCTCCGGTGCGATGCGCTCCATCGATCTAATGCGTCCGGTATCAGCATACCTATCTGTAACCCTAGCATAAGCGGTTGGATGGAAAAATAAATCAGAAATAAGCCAGGCGTAAAACACTGATCCGGCGATGCGAGCATCCGGCTGTGTAATAACGCGCGGTGTCTGTACCTTTTCACCGGTTGCAATGTTGCGGCAATGCATAGGCAATGACGCGATTGTTTGGATAATGCCAAGTGATCGTGCAATTGTTGGCACTGTCATAGCTTCTGTGCGTGATGCAGTCGTTCCAGTTATTGCAAAAAATGGCGAAGCTTCCGGATAAACGGGCTGCAACGAAGCTTCGACATCGTTAGTCACAGCTGGAACGGCAGCCTTGACATAACTTGGCACAAATAAATCTAATAAACCCATGCGCTAATTTTAGAACGCTTTTACCACCTACTCGACCATGATGTCTAGGTCTGACTCTGGGCGTGTCGCAAAATGCGTCACTAGGGCTGTTGCGACCGCGCCACACACAATTGCATTGCTTGCACGCCTTCCTATGACCCAGCCGCCATCGCCTCTACGCAATTGCACTGCCGCCAAGATTTCTTCTGTCAATTGTGCCTGGCCTCGATGTTTTAGCCTGCCGCTGTTAATGGCTGACAACATTTCGTCGCAGCTTTGCGGATACGACTGATCCATGTCAAAAATAGGTATTCCGGCAGGTGCTAAACGGCTTGCGACCGCGCCGGCTGACTTTCGGCTGTAAAGAACATACTCGGTCGGATATTTGCGAGCGTAATCGGCAAGATCGTTGGCAATAGCTTTATCGTCAAGCTGTAAATCATTTGACCAGGTGTGAAGTAGCTTTACGACAAAGGATTCGTTGGCTAACTTCTGCGCTCCGACAAGGCTTGCGTGTTTTCTGTCCGGGCTTAGATCGATGGCCAGCCAGGTTAGCTTTTCGGTATCTAAATCAACCGCTTTGTCAAGGCACTTATTCCAAGCGGCAGCATCGAC